TTTTACTTAACCTCAATTAATTGTGCTAATAAATATTGTAACAGCAAAAAAATAAAGCACATACGTTTTTAAATTTTATTTAACTATTTCAATAAAAAATAAGAATAAGATTTCATCCCGAGCAAATATTTAGCGATCAAAGTGTATAAAAAAGCCCGTAAGATTACTACTTACGGACCAAATTTAAAGGAGAGTACAGGTTTCAGTGTTTGATTACTTATGTTTACATAACACACTTGAAACATTGATTTATCAGTATTCATTGCTTTATAACTTTATAATTCAGTGATTCTTTTTAGCCATTTTTAGCCAAAAAATAAGCCGTTCTCCTGTAGTCCACCCTCAACGCTTAGAAGGTTGCACTAAGCGATTAAAAAAGCATTACCTTTTGTGACGATCAGGTAGTGCTTTTTGAGTGCATTGAATTCAAACTTCCTTACTTAGTTGCAAATAAATTATAACATTTTGCAAGTAAATTTGTAATAAAAAAACATAGTTAAAATAATAGGAAATTTATTGTATGCAAAAAAGCCACTCCAGAGAATTAACTCCAGAGTGGCTTTTAAAATGCATTTTAATTCGTTTCTTAAATTGACAATAGACATAGAAACTTCAAAGATATCTATCCAAAGGACTAAATCCCCAGTAATTAAATTATATCACTTTATATTACTTAAAAGTTCCCCAAGCATCGTTGCCTACACGACCAACTAAATAACCATAGTGATTACTTCCACGCGGTTGTTGTAGCCAAACTCTGCCTGCACTATCTCTAGCCCAAGCGTTGTATTTAACTACTGACCCTGCTGGCAATGTGGTAATTAACATGCTTTCCGTGCTAGCACCCCAGCGTAAGTTAATTGCGCCACCAGTAATGAATGTGCCGTGTTCTTCATGCCAAGTCATACCTTGTACATCAGTCCAAGTCGTACCAGTTGGGTTAGCAGGAGTTGGGTTTGATGGTTGTGGTTTAAGAGATGGTGCATCAGACTTAAGATCAATTAAAGTGATATTAGCATCAACATCTAAGTCGTACCAATTGCTACTAAATTGCCAAATTGCAATATTATCCATTGATGGAAAATAACCAAAATCTGCTGTATCTTGACGATTCATAGTCTTATATGATGCAACCCATAAACAAGTCCCATACTTAGCAGTGATCTTCTTAACATTTATGTTATTAGTTAATAAGGATTTTCCAGAATATAACAGTGGCTTATATCCTGCTGCAACAATCACATCAAGAAAAGCTAATACAGCATTAGCACTAGCTTCATAGCCTTGATTAGTTACATTACCACTACCAGTTTCCCAGTCGCAAGTTAGGTATGAACCCTTTGGCAATCCAACTGCTACAGCAGAGTTAACGGCATAATGACCTTCTTGTACTGCTACGCCACCATTGGCGCTAAAACGTGCATAGTGATATCCACTAACCATCATTCCATTATCTTTAGCACTATTAATTTGAGCCTCTGCTTTAGGATTGCGATAATCTAGTCCTTCAGATACTTTCACAAACGCATATTTAGCACCAAGATTAGCATATTTAGCTAAATCTGTTCCTTGAAAACTTGAAACATCAACGCCATAACTTCTTTTTGCTACTTGCATCTACTTACCTCCTACTTCTTTACTTCTCTTAATTCTCCAACCACAGTAGGTTTAGGCTTATCTACTGTATCTGCAATTGATTGTGCTTGCTTCATAGCAGTGACCGACTTTTCAACCATACCTTTGACAAAGCTCATAGTTGGGTGTGGCAAGTGTGCCATATCTAAGAGCAGAAACAAGCCTTGAACGACAAAAGTTAGCTTATCTTCTCCGTCCCCTCCCCTCTTTTCTGCTTGGTAGACAAGGGGACTTACAGACTGGGCAACAATCTTTTCAGCCTTAGCCAAAAGATCACCTTGTGCTGCTTTCTTGTCGATTGCAATTTTGTGTTTAGCATACACAGAAGCAACAACGACTGCTGCAACTGATACGACTACGATGGATAGATCTAATAATTGGTTGACACTCATTATTTTGCCTCCTTTAAATCTTTAATACGTAACTTCAAAGCCTTGGCATACTTACCCATTGCTTGCTTTTGCTCGATTAGTAAAGCACGTTGGTTAACAGATAAAGTTTTCTTGTTTTGTTTTGACAAAAATTTTGACAACTTACCGCGCTTTGCATTTAGCTTATTTAACTCTTTTTCTAGTTTTTTAATCACGTTTTTTACTCTTTCCATCAAAAAAGGCACCATTAGTTGGTGTCTTCTTTACATATTCATCTACTAAAATCTGTTGTTGATCAACCTTACGTTGCAATTTCAGATTTTTTTCTTTTAGTCTATCTATCTCTTTCTCTTGTTCTTGGCATTTTTCTTGGTAGTGGTCACGCTCTTCTTTGAGAGCATCGAATACCCACTTCCAAACCGCAATCAAGAACGTACCTATACCACCAAGATAAGGCAGTGCCCTTAGTAAATCGCCTATAAAGCACCACCCCTATCTAATAATTATGCTTCTTACTTTTGCTAATGATAGAAAAATCAAAAAGTAAAATAATAACTTCTAGAAAACCGGCTGTAAACATATGTGGATGTCCGGATATATAACCGTGGCAGAATTCAGCAATTGCTTCAAATGCTAACAAGCCTGCAGTAATAATTAATAAATTGCGATTAGTAGAAATACTATTTTTATTGCTGATTGCCCAACTAAAAAGCCAAACACCAATAGCAATGAAGATACCACCTACTAAGTCGTCATTTAAGACCTCAACCGCAAAAGGTGGCCAGAAAAAGTAGAAGTCATTGCAGATAAGAATTAGCCCTATACCCATCATTGCAAAAGCCAGTATTTCATGTTGTGGGTGTTCAGAATGTAGGAGCTTTTTTAGCTTAAGTTTCATCTTACACCTTCTCATTTATAAATTTGCCAATTCTGTCTGCTAAAAGAATGTGTCCAGCTCTAGTTGGATGTAGAGAATCTGTCATGTACTTATCTTTGAAATCTTTGTTGAATGGGTAAAACATTGAGGAGTATAGATCTAGAACAGGAACAGCATACTTAGATGCACTTTTCTTAATTGCATCTACATAATCTTTGAGATACAATCCTTCCACATTTTTTCCGCTTGTATCATCTACACCATTGGCTGGTCTAGTAGTCCAATCTGTTTGTAATGGTGTGACGAGTATAATAGTTGCTCCAACATATTGAGATCTCAAATTAGTCAAAAGTGTATTTAACGCTCCGTAAAAAGTAGTAATATCTACACTCTTGTCGTCCCCTAATTGTCTCCCGTATACCCAGTCATTAACTCCTGCAAATATCACAATCACATCTGCATCTTGATCCATTCGAGAGTAAGAACTTATTAGCGGCTCAATATTATCCCATTCAAATCTATCAATAGATTTTTGAGATATTGATGCACCTGCAACACCATAGTTCCTTATAAGATCTGCTCCAGTAACAGTCTTTAAATCACTTACATATGATTTTGACGTATTAATTCCTTGACTAATACTATCCCCAAGAACATTAATTTTATGTCCTTTTAATGGTTCAAAACTATTATATTTAACTCCATCTATAAAAATAGTTGGATTACCATTTAGAACAATATGATTAGGATACCAATAAGCACCAATATTTCCCCAATTAAAACTGATATTTTCATCTAAGCTTGATACTATTTTTTTTACATCAAAATCATAGTATAGCCATGCTCCTGATTTTATTTTTTCAATATTAATAGGATTAGAATTAATTTCTTCGGTAGTGTGACCATAAGAAATGTATAAGTTATTAAAGCTCATAGTATTAGCTGCAGTATCTATTTGTACTGAACCTAAGCCACTAATCATTGGAATTGTAGTGCTTGGTGTTATGTTCTCATTAGTAATAACACCTAAAGTTTTAGGATTATTATTTATTTTTAGTTGGAGATTGGTTTTAATGTTCCACGAAGATGGCTCGAATGAATCATACATCATACCTACACTTATAAGATTACTATCTTCATTTGGTGCACTAAATGTCTGTAATTTCCAAGTTGCATCATTGAAATAGATCCAAGTTCCTCTACTATGACCTAGACCGACTAGAGCAACTTTTTTGTTAGAAATAGGCATCATTCTACTGCGATATACTACTTGGCTTTCCTGTGGTAGGTTCATATACCACTGTTCATCATCGAAAGTAATATTTATTGTCCCTTGACCAACAATCATTCCATCTCCAACTTGCAGAGATACATTTTTTGATGGAATCCAAGTTTTAGGAATTACATTATTTTGAGGGTAAGCATCAGCTATTTTGGATCCTCGAACGATACAAAAGTCCCGTTTTTTAAAAGTATCTGTATCTCTTAAAGATACAGGAATTTTAATCGCAGTAATATCTTGCGGAATTGTTACTGTGATTAAAGATTCATTGGCATCCCCACCAGATACATAAGTATCGTTTTTCCAAAAAGTGTAACTGTAAGTTAATTGATTCCAAGTAATCTGTTCACTCGGACTAACCCCAATGGATATTTCTCCCCAGTCGGAGTTTGGAATAAAAGTCCCATCAGCTTTATGAAATCCGCCTAGTCTGATATTTGATGATAATTCCGAGTATAAATTAGGCGCTTTCTCATCTTGGTATACGCCTTTTAAGTTTTCAATATCTACCGTCTCTGGAGCAATGCCTGCACTTTGATAAATTCCTCCATCTTGCCATTGGCTGTCAGTCCAGATAGCTCTATGACCATTAGATGTTACAACTAGTTGTTCTGTCCCATTGGGAAATTTTTCTTTTACTGAATCTAAATTAGCAAGCATGATGGGTGTTGCAGAAATTTTTGACAATTGATTTTGAACCATATTTTTCATAGATTCATTATTTTGGTTGAATTCACCTCGTTTGATGATGTCGTTTTTGTCAATTTGATCTTGATAATTAATCAATCGATTTCCAATAATTCTTTCTTCAGCTCTAACTTCTTCAACCTCGGCATTCTTGGCAATTAAGGCATCACGAGTAGCCTGTGTCTCTTTAGTATAAGCATCTCTAGCTTCTTTGATTACTTGATCTGTTTTGTCTTCAATTTGACGGATTAGTTTTTCAACTCTATCACTATAGTACTTCTGAGTTAATCCAAACATGACATCATTGCCAAGTACTCTAAACCAAATGTCAATTGAAGTTAATCTGCGACCGTTCCCATCCATCAAGCCAATTTTTCCATAGAAAATGCCCTTCTGAGTAAACATTTGATCAGTCAGAATGTAATCAGCCCAGCCACCATCTCGTGTATTAGCAGCACTACCTTGCCAATCACGATAATCGGCATCAGGAGCCATTACGATATTGTCATCGTCGTCAGTATGCCACTGACCAACTGCACCCTCTATAAAAGGGATCATGCCATTTACGTTCATCACACGTCCTTGGTCATACCACTGTACTGGCAAAATTTTGCCATTATCAGCCACACGCATCTTAATGTAGTCATTAATTGATGCACTTGATTGACCAGCCTTAGAAATATCGGCTTTTAAGAAATATGGTTCTCCATGATTAACGCTTGTCATTGTCATAATCTATACTTATCCCCTTTGCTTTCTTTGCATTATTGATATCGTTTTGACTATCAATTGATATTTCAGTAGCCCCATCGCCAAAGACGGCAAGATTGAGCTTGTCAATCTGTTTATTAATCGTTCCAATATCTCGTTTAACTTCTGCCACTTCATTAGGCAAAACTTCTAATGCTGTTACTCGCTTATCCAGATTACTTAAATCCTGCTCAAGCTTATCCACCTTTTGAGCTTGTGTCATGCAGTACTCAAGTCCCTGCGCCATAGCTTCACGGACATCAACGCCAAACTTTTTGTGGCGTATAGCGTCCGCAATTTGTTGTGGCGTTAACTGTTTGCCATCTATGTGGCTGTTGTCAAAATAATTAGCCATCACTTTCTCCCTTCTGTTCTAATTTATCCAGCCTTTCTCCAAATGATTTCAGTTGTTCAACTGTCGCATACTTAATTGGTAGTTCTTCATCTAAGAACTTCTTAACCTTGGCATAGTCTGTTAAGTGCTTATCTAGCTCATCTTTGATTTTTTGAGCATTAAAATCGCTCTGTTCTGAAACATGTTGAACTTTTTGATTAGTCTGATTATTGCTACTTTCAGCACTCATTGCACCAGATGAAAGGTTAGCAATGGTCAAAGATTGCTGGGCTAAAGTTTTTTGAATAGATTGAAAACGAGCATTAATTTTCTTACCGTCCTCAATTTGATAGTCAGTTAAACTCTTAGCAACATCAGCGATCTTTAAGCTACTATTTCTTTCGTGAGCGAAATCAATATCTTTTTCGACTACTTGAAGTAATTGGGCTGTTTTGGATACCTGAGGGTTGATGAACTGATATGAATCTCCAACTCTAAACCGATCAAATTCAGGCAATTCTAATGCTGAAACTTCAAATGAGTTCTTAGTGACGTGCTGTTTTTCATTAGCAAGCCATTTTTCGCCCATTTGTTTGATTTGAGCTGGGTCTTGCAAGTCATCAAAAATCTTCGTTCCTTCGATCACGCCAAACTGCCGTATTAAGTCAGCATCTTCAATGTAATCTTTGCCACCATTAACACTAGTGATGTTAAATCTAGGCTGTGGGCTTTCATCTTCGTAAGTAGTCGAGGTACTATCTTTATCGCCCTTCTGACCGCCCTCTTTAATTAACTTCAAAGGATCTAGCCAAGCCCAGTTAGGGTCAAAAGAATGACCTTTTGTGTAACCCTCATACCAAGATTTTTTCGTAACCCCGATATGGACGTGACTAGTATCACGTATTCCAATTACATCGCCAGTCTTAATTGTTTGTCCTTGACTAACTTTGATGTTTCCACGACTTGAGAAAGCTTCTTGATAGACAATATCATAGCCGTCTCGTGAGTGAGTAACTACATACCAACCTATGTAGCCGTCAGAACCAATACGAGTTACTGTACCACCATGAATTGCATGTACTTCACTTCCAGGGTGGTCAATACTACCGAAATCAAGCCCATCATGAAAATTATTGGTTCTTCCATTACCTGCATGAACGCCAAAAAGTTGTGCCTCCATGAAGTGACCTTCGCCAACGCTAGGAAACGGCCAACCCCATGTATTATGTGATGTTTTATGAACTGTAGTAGTACTTACTTCTTTAAGGCGTGGATTACCGTTAGGTGACCACGAATGATAGATCTGCCACTTATCAACTTCTGATTGCCAGTCGTCCATATTGAATAAGCATAAGAGCTGATCGAACCCAGCTTTCCAAGTAGTAAACGGTTTAACACAATAATGCTTAAAAGTTTCTTCAATGAATTGCAATAGCCCCGCACTTGGGTGACCAGCAGCTGCATTACTGTCTATTGTGTTAACAACAGTTTCAGATCCACCACTTTCGCCTTGTATCATGCGCTTAATCTTTTCAACATAATCATCAGTTATGTTTACGCCCATAAGCTTAGCAGCATATCTAATAGCAGGTCCCCAATCGCCATTAACAGCATGGGTTGTTCCTGAAATAGGAACACCATGTTCATCGAGTGTATCATCGTTTCCTAAATTAATCTTAGGCGATGGTTGAACCTTACCAAGCGGGATTAATCGAGTGATTATCCCAGTAGGGTCAATGGTCTGCTTAGCCGATAACATATTCTTACCTACAGAAATAGGAGTATCAGCCTTATGCGATACTCCTATTGTTTTTGTGTAGTCAATATAATTTGTCTGTTTATCGTGGTCATATCTAACTCGAATATAACCACCGCTTTTATTAATTAGCTGGGCTGTAATTGCTTCTTTAGTAGTCGGATAATCAATCTGCCTTTGAACAATACCTTCGCTGTCTGAATAATCACAGTTACCAAGTGTAAAGTGCTTATAAGTATCATTCAACTGCTCATTATGCACCTTAATTAGTTTCTGTAAGTACTGCTTAGCACTTGACCCAGAATCATTATCAAAGCGTTGAATGCTATCTAAAAGATAAGCATCAATAGCTTCAAAAACGTATTCACGAGTAAATCCACCATTTGAAGCCATCTCTTTGATTGGTTTAATCGCTCGTCCACGAAAGATAAGCGCATCATCTTCATAGACTTCAACGTGAGTAATTAACGGCTCTACATTGTCATAGAGAGGATTGTTCTGATTAACAGTGATATCAAGATCATCAATATCTGTTAATTTAAGATTTAAACTTCCAGATACTAAGTTCCTTGTTGGAAGGCTCTGGTCATACACTATATAGCCATTCTTATCTGTCGGCTTGTCATATGCTATAATCCGATATCCCACTACATCATCTCCTCTCGTTTGAATTGGAAGTGGATTGTGCCATTGCCTGAAACAGTAAGATTAGTCACTCCAACTGGTAGCATTACACTAACCTTAGTTGCTGCAACTTGATCTAAATCAAGATTGATATTTGAGCCTGTAACTTTCACCTTTCCTGTTACTGCAAAGCCTAGTTCTATCGGCTTAGAGCCGTAATTATCAAGGTCAGCCTTAACAGAATTGCCATTTACTTCAAAAGAAGTTTGCTGGCATTCCCAATTGTCAAAATTGATCTCATCCCAGATATCACTACCTTCATAGCTCCTAGCAATTGCATAAGGATATGCTTTGAACTTAACCGTGGCTGTTAGAGTACCGTTACTTTCATCATCAGAACACTCAATACTTTCAGATTTAGCAGAAAAACAAAATCCAGGATTAAAAGTATCATCAAGCTCTCTATATCCTGCTGCTTGCATGATTAGGCGCTTGATTTCCTTTTCTTTCGCCTTCCTATATGAATAATCATCGTCAACTAAAAGAAGCTCGTAAGTGATCTCACGGGCTTCAAAAAATCTCTGATTATCTAAGTTAGAAAAGTCTTCCTCGCCTTGCGAATAAGGAACTGAATAAGTGATCTCTTTTTCTTTAGGTGTTGGTGCATCCCTCTTAGTAAGCCACCAGCCTTTATCAGCTGAATTGAAGTTAGCAAACGTAAAGCCTTCATCAGGAGCACGAACCATAACCGGCGAGGTTTCGATTGTGTCATGAAAAAGGCCATCATTCTCATATTGCCTATTAAACTGTGAAAAAATTCTATCTTCACGCATTATTTTGAAAACCTTTCATTTAATGAAATATCACTACCGAATTTTTGATTATATACATCAGCAGTTGATCCAACTAATGCACCAGTATCCATTACTATTTGTTGCTTTCTATCAAGCTTGCTGCTAATATTTGCAATTAAACCAAGCAACTGATTATTAGGATTAATGCTAAGTTGACTACGAGTATCAAGAATAAATCCAGCTTCGCCAGCTAATGTACTACGAACTCGTCCAATTAAATTCTGGGCACTCTTTTGCGCATCTTCTGTATATTCGTCAATACCAGAAGCAATACCTTTAGCAAGCCATTGACCAACTTCTAATTTCATTACCCTTGAAGGTGAATGAATATCAGCTTTTCTTCTAGCAGCTGCAACTGCATTTTGAACTGCACTTTCTGCTGCTTGTCTAATAGCTCCTGATCCACTAGAGATACCATCAGCAATTCCTTCTGCCAAATATTGACCAGTTGAATACATATCGCTGTGATAAGATCTAGCTCCACTATTGGCTGAACTGCCTAAATCTTTTCCGGTTGATCTCATTGCACTGGATTTAGATTTTAGACCGCTCTGCATAGAACTTCCTAATGTTGTTCCAGTACTTTTAGCTGAAGACTTTTTACTGTTTAAGCCACTGATTGCACTTGATCCTAATGAAGCAGCAGCAGAATGAACTGAATCCTTGCCACTTTTAATTCCAGAAGCATAATTACTTGCTACTGATTTACCAGCAGACTTAACTGAACTAGTTGATGACTTAGCACCATTAGCTGCCGCTTTAGGTAATTCCTTCGAAGCAGAAGAAACAGAACCCTTACCAGATTTAACCCCTGAAGAGTATGCAGTGGCTGTCTTTTTACCTTCTGCTTTTGCTTTGCCTGTATTAGCTTTTAATCCTTTATCGGCAGCATCAGAAACTTTTTTAGCGGATTTTTGAACATTGGGAGCTTGAGAGCTTAATCCATTAGAGATTTCTTTAGCTCGCTTTGTTCCTTCATCGTTGGAACCTTTTCCCTTTCCGCCACCTTTACGTTTAGATAAGCCTTTATCGACTTTATCACTAATATTTTCTCCGGCAGCTTCATAATTTCCTCGCTTAATAGCATCTAAGAAACTCTGCTTTCCGTCACTACCACCTTTAAACATCTTGGCTGGTAATTTACCCAAATCTTTCATAACTTGGTTATTCATTAAGTTACCAGCTTTTTCTAAATCTCCGGAAGCTACAGCATTTAAGAAGTTTTGTGTTCCTTGTTTTCCAGCTGTTCCAAAGTACTGAGCCATTACCTGCATACGTTCCCACATCGTAGCTGAATGTTGATTAATTTCACTCAACATTTCTTCTAAGCCTTGAGTGGTACTAATTTTCATCTTATTTAATGCTTGTGTGAAAGTCTTATGAGTTAGCTGACCGGAACGAGCCATTGACTCAACAATTTGAGTATTGTTATTGTCAATCTCTTGCAGTTTTTTCTGATCGCTTTGTTTTAAAGCGTCTAATTGCATTTGATAGCCATTCTTTTCAGTTTCGGTTTTGGCACTAGCTAACTTTTGTTCTAAGTCCTTTTCACGTTGTGCATTAGCTTCATGTTCTGAATACAAAGCATTATTTTGTTGCTTTATTGCAGCGATCTGTCTGGTTGTATCTTCTTTAGTCCACTTTTCATGATTATCAATCTTAAGTCTAAAAGCTCTTAATTCCATATTGGATTGATCAATTAAAGCTTGTGCAACTGCCTCATTTTGATCTTTAAGGGCTTGCTTTTGCTCATCAGTTAATTTCTGACCATTAGAAGCAACTCCAGATTGCAGCATTTTATTATTGTCATTCATAATTTGCTGCATTTGATCAGCGCCCTTAGATTGGTCGCTTAGCATCTCATTAATAGCAGCAGCTCGTAACTTCCGCTGATTTTCTCCGCTTTCTTTTGTTGCTTGCTCCATTAAGGCACTGGATTTCTTTTGAATCTCTTGCTGTTTAGAACTCCATGATTTTAATAAAGTTTCGCTGGTTGAAACATATCCTTTCATCCCATCATCAGAACCAAAGGCTGACTTCATCGATTCGACGACTTGGTCAAAACTTTCTTTATTAGCCTTATTATCATTTTGCATAGATTTAGAGGCTTCAGACCACGCCTTTTGAAAATCTTTTGCTTTTTCTGCATCATCATCTGTCGATTTACCAACTTGCTTTAAAGCATTAACAGTTTTAGCAGTGGCACTATTATTAGCTAAGTTCTGCCATTGCTTACCAATATCAGAAATTCCATCTTTAATAGCACCTACTGATCCTTTAGCACTTTCAGCGGCGCCCTTAAAGTCGCCTTTAAAGAACTTTCCGATAGCCTCTCCACCTTTTGCAATAGCGGTAATTAAAGCTTTAATTGCAATAACAATTGTGGAGATACCTGTGATTACAGTTCTAATAGTATCAATCGCACCAGCGACTACCAACATAATCGCTGATAAAGCAACCAATAAAGTACCACCAATAACTATTGCAATTCCTTGCAAAACTGGTTTCAGGGCTTCTAATACTACTTTTAAGGCATTGATTATCGGACTAACTGTACTTTGCATACTAGAAAAGCTTTGACTAACACCAGAAACAAAACTAGAAACAACTCCACGAATATTCATAAAGTTGTTTTTCCACATTACAGTAAAAGCCACAACTGCAGCAGTTATTGCAGCAAGTACGATTCCAACTGGACCAAGTGCAGCAGTAAGCGATGCACCAAATGTTCGTGCAACACCCAAAACCCTACCTAACCCGCTAGTAATTGCAGCAATAGTATTTTGAAAAACGGAAAGCAACATAGGCCCAATTGATCTTAGAGAAGAAAATGAAGCTCTAATTCCAGTTCCCATTGTTTTAAAAATAGAAACTATTCTAGAGACAACGGTTCTAGCAATCGTTTGCATTGAACTTCCTGCACTTAGAAGACTAGGTCCTATATTTCTAACTTGTGCGGTCGATTTTTCGACATTCGGACCTAATTTATTGAATTCTTCTTTGACAAGATTTAAACGATTTCTCAAAGGATTTAATGAATTACTTAAAGCATTTATTCCGCTAATAGATTCAGTAGATTTAGTACTACTTTCTTCAATCTTAGTTAAAAGATTTGAAAGCTCCCTAGCAGTTGTCTGATCTTGCTTTCCCAATAAAGAAATAGCATTTCTTGCCTTATTTATTGCAGTAGTTGATGCATTACTTTTAGTTCCTAATTTATCAATAATTGCAACTGCCTCGCTAATAGCATTCTTTGCCGTTTCACCAGCAGGCCCCATTGTCTTGATATTATTAGACACCGCAAGTATACGAGCGCCAAAAGTTTGAAATTGAGTACCAATCCCAAAGAATTGAGTTAAACGAGCTGTAGCAGTACTGATTCCACCAGCTAAACCTAAGAAAGGTTGAGCAATAGTATTAGAAATATTTATTGCAGTTTTAAATGCTAAAAATGCAGTAGTTGCACGTAATACTATTGGAATTAAAGCGGCTACTTTAGTGCTATTTTGCTGAATAAAGTTAGCTAATCCTACTAGAGCCTGTGTTATCTGCTGAACTATTGCTCGAAATGTATTTAAAGCCGCGGCTTTATCGTTTTGCGCATACAGTAAGCCATAGGATTGAACCACACTCTCAATTGCTGATTTCCATGCTGGAAAAATCTGCATAATAGCATCACGTAAAATATTAAAAATATTTCTAATTGTGGCTACTGATCTTTTAATTTGATTGCCTAATGCATCAAGATTTTCTTTAATTTTTGAAGAACTCTTGTTAATCCAACCTGCAAGATCTACACCAGTTGCCTTTTTTATCGTATTATCAATATCTTCAATGATATCCGCTAATCCGGCCTTGACACGGTTCTTCATATTGGCTACTGCTGTACCAATACCCGCAGTAGCATTCAATGCTGCTTCATGAAAACCAGTTGCACCTTGATCGAGCTCAATAAAACGATCATTTAATTGTTTCATTGAAATCTGACCAGATTGTACTTTAGAATACAAATCTTGCATTGAACCAGATGCAATACCGAATGATTTAGCTACTTTTTGCAAAGCATAAGGCATAGTTTCTTCAAGGGATCTCCATGACATCATATCTACTTTTCCGGTAGAAAGCATTTGAGTATATTGGATTAAACCACGACTTGCGTCTTCAGCACTAGCCCCTGATGCAATAAAGGCATCATTCAACGCTAAAGTGGATTTAGCAGCTTTATTTACGTTATTTCCGACAGCCGGATAAAGTTTTTCAGTAGTAGAGGCAACTGTGTCTAATGCCGTCGGCAAGCCGTCAACACCTTTTTTCAGCATGTTAATTGCTGAGGTACTCTCTTTAATTGGTGACCCCATTATTTTCATAATTCTTGGAAAATTTTGTAGGGTATCAAACCGTGAGATCGCCCCATCTAAGGAGCTAGTCATTTCTCCTATTCCCTTAGAAATTAAAGAGAATACTGCTGTACCTTTGGCCATCTCACCTAGACTCGCCGTAACTTGGTTTGTATCTTCAGACATTCCTCGGATACGTGATCTCATTTGAGCAATAGCACTAGATATATTATCCCTAGCACTAAACGTTGCAGTAACACCATAACTATCAGACATCAGTTACCTCCTTTCCGTTTTGCTATTTGTTTCTTAGCTAATTGGCGTGCTCTTTCTGCTCTTTGTTGCAATTGAAGATATTTATTAACCTTCTTTTGAGACTTACCACTAATTGCCGATTTTTGCCGCTCTAAATCAATTCCAATTTCTTTTAATGATCTATATTTGTAATATCCATCTTTATCAGTAATAGTTGTTAGTTGCTGAATAAATGGAATCTGATAAAAAAGACTCTCCGCTTCAATATATGCATAGCGGTGAGCCTTTAGTCTTTGTTTCCATTCAGTCAGAGTCATATTTCCTATTTCTTCACGAGTAAAAGTAGGATAATACTGCATCATTGTAATAATGATTTCATCAAAAGTTATTCTTGATTTGCTAGTTTCTCCATTGGATTTTTGATCTTGTCGAATGCTTCTGTAATCAATGGATTGATAGTCTTCATCATCCGTTTGGTAAGTGGTTCTGTCTTGAAAAAATCGATTAATACTTTATATAGATCTCCACTATTCTTATCACGAATAACTGCTTTTTCGATGTCTTTTTCTTTGATGTTGTAGCGTTTTAATAGCTTAGTCAAAACATCAATTAAAGTAAAAGCATCTCCCAGATTTAGACCAGCCACAATATTACTTAAAATTTCAGAATTTTCACCAATTTTATTGGGTACAAAACCAAAATCACGTAAGTTGTTTAAAGTTAGTTCCAAATTGTAGGTCTTACCGTTTAAATTAATCTTTTTCATTAATGCGTCTCACTTTCATTATTAGTATTAGAGCTAATTACGTTTGTTACAGTTGAATTAGTTGTTACTCGCAGGTTTATTTGTATCTTCAGGATAGATTTGACTGTATTCATCTAGACCCTTTTCTTCGGTAGCACTTGCGGTGGTATCACGGAAGAAGTTATTAGCAGTAGCCACATCTTCATCACTAACAGTTGCATACCCACTGACTAACTTACCATCAACATTCAATGTAGTTTTAATTGTTTCGTTGTCTCCCACCTTATCAGGAGTTTCCCAACTTGAGAGATATCCAGAACCATATTGAGCTAAATATTTACCTTTACTATCTGGTGATGGTTTATCAAAGTTGATTTCCCAGCAATCTACTAATTCACTATGCTTTGCAGCATAATGTAATAAACGATAAGTTGGAGAATCAGAAGCTAGAGCTTCAATATCAATAGTTGTAGTAATTTCGCCAGGATTGTTAACTGTACCATCTTTAGTTTCAGTAGTAGCAACTTTCCCAGCTTCCTTAATAGTATGTGTAGTTTCTAATGCCAAACGAGTAGCATTTTTCTTATCTCTATCTTTGGCCAATTTAAACATTAGAACTTTGCGAGTTCCACTTAATGCTTTTTGCATATTATTTTCCTTTCTATCTCAAATTAAAATCTAAAATTAATCGTCCATGCTGCAATTGAATACTATCTGCAGTTTCACCCAAAATATTTGATGAACTGCCTGTCAATCCAAACAAATAATGATTAGTAGTAATGAATTTCGGGATTAATTGCTGAATTTGCTCCATAATAGTAGCCACTTCAGCTCGATAATTGTATTCAGCAAAAACATGAATGGTTAAATTACTAGTCCCAGTGACAAAATCCTTAGCATAGATATCATTATTAATTTGATCTCCGACCATAATAAAAGGATATCCTTGGCTCTCGTCTGGTAAATAATCGAAAGTGGGATACCCTGTCTTTTTGCAATATTCAATTACAGTTTTAAACAATTCTTCATATGGATTCATCTTGTTAAATCTCTTAAATCATCAATAAACTTCATCCGTTCTGACATAAATGGCACACCAACATATTTTCTAGCTGTCCATAAATCTAGTTCCAAATTCAACATAAGCAGCATAATTTACTAATCCACCACCATAAGTAACAGAACCAGTAAATCCATCTCTGCTAATTTGAATCTGTGCAGATTGCTTTAAATGCCCCGTATCAACTGGAACAGCTTGTTGAGTAGCAGTCATTAAATTGGCTGTATGTTTCTTTACAACCTTTTTAACAGTATTCATATTTTGCTGATTAGCCAATGCTTCATCTAAAGCATCTAATCCATCCCATGAAATACTATAATCTGCCATGATACTCAACTCCGATCAATGTGGTTATTCTATCCGTTGTTCGTGCACTAGTTACCTCTAAGTTGCAAGGTAAAGAATTAGATTTAATGTAACCATTTCGAAAGTCCACTGGAATAGGCAATCTAACTACATAAGGTCTTTGCTTAGCATCACCAAAAATATTAATGGTTTGATCTAATCCCATCTGAGTGATGTTAGCTGGATAAGAACTAACTTTATTAGTTTGATGTTTTTCAATTAGCTCTACCATTTTGTCGTATCTCATATGGATTCACCCACATTCCTTTATTCATGCCCGTATGGTCTTTACGCCACTGATTTATTTCATCTTCCCACTCATCAAAATCAGAGGAAGCAAAAGTTATAGACTCTCCATCTTGTGAGTAGCTGGCCATACCTTCATTTTTAAAACGATTAAATTTCTTAACAGCTGCTCCACGAACTATAGCCAGCATTTCGGTTGGGATTACGCCAGTAATGGATAACCTTAATTTTAAAAAGTCAGTAGCATCTTCAAGATACAGCTTTAGAAGATCATCATGTTTAGTATCAGTCAATTGAAGAGCTGTTTTAAGTTTTTTGAGCTGATCATCTAATACATCATTCATTTTGATCTTCTTTCTTATCTTCCCCGCCTGGAGTAGGTTGCTTATTACCTTGCGGGGTTATGCTTTTTTTACTGATACAAAAATACCATCACGTTTATGCTTCTTAATAAATAAATCATGGTATAAACGATTTTGATATAGATATCCATCGCCGTCAGTATGTTGACCTGGAGCGAATAAAAATACCGCATTTTCTTTCACAATTGAAATAACTGCTGGTTTTGCAACAACTAAGAAGTTAATCGCCTTAGCATCTTCAGTCGGCTTTGCACCATCAGTAAAATCGTACTTAGTCATGAATCTATTAGATTCATACACTTCAATCAATTGCACACCATCAATAGAAGTAATACGTGATTCAAGTGCAGTAGTTCCCACATTCTGATTAGTGATATTTCGAGTAAATTCTTTTGAACGCTCTAATGCATCCATCACTTCACTAGACACATAACCTACTAAGTTTTGAGTACCATACTTACGTACTTTTCCAATACCTGTCTTCAATTGTGAGTAAGCATTTGTTTCGTCTAAAGTTTCCTCAGTCTTATGGGTCTTAGCTAACAAAGTACCTTCAGTATCGGTACCATCAAGATTATCAAATGAAGTAGCGATTTTTGAAAAGCGATAAGAATCTAATTCTGGTTGAACGTGTTCAGTAATAAATACATTAGAAATATTAGCCATTGCTAATTCATTATCTGTTTCATCTACATCTTGTCGATCAAGATAGAATTCAACATCTCGGTCTTGTCCCATCGTATAAATAGTCTTTTCATCTGAAATTGTACCTGAATTAAAGCCTTTTCCACGGGTATGATCTTTTAAACCACTAGTACTAATAGTCTTTAATGTAAAAGAACGTCCTCCATTGACCAAATCAACCTCTGGCGTTCCTAAAGCTGCAGTAAATAAACCTGCAGTAATCTTTTGATCTAATAAATTTCCATCTTTTGTTACATAGTTGAAACCTCTAGTTTCTGCATCTGTTGGCATATTCTAAAATCCTTTCTATAAACCTAGAGCACGTTTCAAGTCTTCTTGCGGAGTTTTAAGCTTATTTCCTCCAATTTTAGGAGTTTGGCCTTGAAGAATTGAGTTTCTACCTTCCTCACGTGCTTTATTAACTAAATCAATAATTGCCTTGGCGTTAGAAACAGTTACCGTAGCATCATTGTTAACAACCATATTAAGAACATCGTCACCAATATTCAGATCTGCCTTCTTAAATATCCCATTAACTTCTTTAATGTCATTTGAACGTTTAATTTGAGCATTTAAATCAGCATTCTGTTTTTTTAATGACTCAATTTCCTTAGTACGTTCATCTTCTTCAGTGATTTCCTTAGCGGATTTGCTACTCTTGCCCCTTAACTGCTCGATTTCTTTCATCGCATCTTCGTATTTAGCTTTATAATCATTCTTTTGTGCTTGTTCTTTAGTGATTCGATCAATATAAGGTTTTACAAGTGAATCGGCATCAATTTTTTTGAAATCATCTTTATTCTCTGAACTAGATGCTGCAACTTTATCTGGTTCAGTAGTAGAAACTGTTTCTTTCACATCATCTTTTGGCATAATTAAATGTCCTTTCTATAACTCACGTTTTAAAGTTTCGGGGAACTAACACATGGTGTTCTTTAATGCCTGCACACAAGGAAAAAGGCAAAATAAAAGACCATTGAACTTAATCAATAGTCTTAAAACGTATTTTATTTCATTAACGGCAACCAATCTCTAACTTCTTTAAAGATCTTATATGCTTTTTTCATCATTGTATTTTCCTCTAGATATTGAAGGCCATCACTAGTTATATAAACTCTATCCATATTAGAAACTATAGTGCCTGTTTTAGTAGGAGTAAATTTCAGCCCTTTAATATAGCCATCATCCATCAACATCATTAAGGTTTTATAAAATTGATTATTGGATATTTTAAATGTAGGAGCATCCAATATATCCAAATCGGGATTCTGTCCCTCTTCATAGCAATACTTCAAATAACTTAAAATTTTATAAGCTACAGTAAAATAGTCATTATGCGCCATTTATTTAACCTTTCAAACCAGTTCAGCACTAGAATAATCAAACTTTCCTTTTATTAGTAAATCAACAATTTTTTTCTTGTTAGCCTCTACGCTTTGAGTAGCTCTTCCTATTATTTCATGTTTTTTTCCATCATCAGTTAATAAATACTTATGACCATAAATATCATTAGTGCCTTGAAGTGCAACCCAAGATAGATTCTTTTCAATCTGTGGCGTGACAATTACCACTTTTAGTTTTTTAGCCATGATGAATCCTTGCTTTCTTAGTCTTCCAATGATTTAAATTCTGCTCTAATTCTTTAATTTCATTATAGCTGAATTTCATGGCCTTAGCATTTTTTAGCAGATATTTTTGTGCTTCAATTTCTAAATTTACAGTCTCTTCCTCGGAAAGCTCCCACATTGCTTTTTTAGCATTTTTAAGCTGTCTCGTATGATAAAGTTCTTCTTGAATTGCTGACCTTGTAGCCCAAGAAGATAAAGAAATATGTGTACTATCGAGAGTTGAAGCAGACGCACTTACACTACGAAGATGTCTATCAACATCTTCACTCATATCCACTACTCCTCCACGACTAATAAATTTACGTAGTATTTTATTTAGGTCGTAAGAAGACACATATTTTGTCCCTGGTAAATGATAACTATTTTTATGAAATAATTCAGATGCTGATTTCTTCTCATTATCGATTTTTTTAACATCATTGTCTTTATCGTCTACCCAATAAGCAGAAATAGCACATCTACAATTAGGATGAGTTTGTGCAGGGATGGTAGGCACCTTGTCATATTCATATACGCCACTCCCATGTCCGTTGTCCGCACTACCAATTGAAGAACATAAAAGACAGGCTTTAGGTTCGTTTATCCATTTTACAAACCTATAACCTGCCTTTTGGATACTTCCCCATTGAGCCATATAAAGTACTCTGGAAACTTCAGTATTAAGAAGCCTATCTGCAACATATCTCCAATTATGGACAGTATCAGTCATTAAAGACTGCATTCTTTTGATATCAAAATGAGCTAATCCAGTAGCAAGAACTTGTTCAAGATTAGCTCTTAACCCTACTTGATTAGCCCATAATCTACTTGACCAATTAGCTCCATTTACATCCGCAGTAACAACACCCTGAATAGCTGCATTATTAAGCATACTATCGTTTTTACCACTTATACCAAGGATACCTGATTGTCTTTTGGTTTCAGCAATGTATCTATCCACTAAAGTGTTTCCTGTAATAGATGCGGCATTCAAACTAGCTCTTGCAACTTCTAATGCAATGTTAGCTCTCAGATATTCTAGGCGGTTAATTCTCATAGTAGTGTTATAGACACGTAACTCCTGATTAACTGCTTCAGAATAGTCTTTATAAGTAACATGATGACCTTCTTTTCGCATTTTAGCCGCTTGTTCAACTAATTTCTTAGCCTTACTTGAATAAGCTTGAACATCCATTTGTGTCACTTGCTTTTTAGCTAATTCTAGGCCAACATTACTTCTTTCTGCCAAAGAAGATATCTCTGCTGCAATTTGCTGATTAATATTATTTAGCATCGTGTCATAATGCTTGTTCAATTGAGCAATAGCTTCTTGATCCTGTTCAATGTATTTTTCAATTGCTTCTTTTTCCATTGCTTGACGATCAAGCCAGTACTTACTACTCTTCTTCAGCATTATTATCACGCTTTAGGATATCAATTGGCATACTCAACTGTTGCGTTTGCTTAATGGCATCTGCTTTTTCTTTGGCAATTTGTTTCATTTCTGCATCTGGTTCAATATCAGGGATCATTCCTAGTTGTGTCTTCTTAGAGACAATTCCTTCAGCATTCTTTGCATTATCAATTGCACTAGCCATATCTTCAGGAAGATTTCTAGTGAATTTAAAATCTAATTCACTCCATAGTTCTTGATCTTGCTTATTGTTAAACAATGTAGCAAGTACAATTCTATATAGCTGCATTAATGACTTATCAAACTTGCGCTCTTTGCTATCTGCCTTATTTTTCATTGCAAATAGTTTATATTGAAGAGCAACACCACTAGAATTTCCAGCAAAATTTTTATCCTGGATATTAGGTACCATAGCCATCATAAAAATAAAATCTGTTAGATGCTGAATAAGATTTTCTTGCATTTGATCAGCATCTGGTTTGGCGATAAAACCTATTTGTGGATTTGTATCTGGATCAAGCTGGCTAACATATAATACACGATTGTTTTTAAAATCGAATTTAGGATTACCTTCATCATCTTCTGGAAGCTTAAAGCCAATCATATACATGTAGGCATTATCAAAGTATTCCACTTGATTAGCCTTCTGACTTATCACTTTATCTAATGCATTAATCAGCGTTTTAATAGAATCAAAAATTCCCTGACGTTCTTCATTTTCGAAGAACTCGACTGCAGGAACCAATCCATATGGATTTATTGCATAGCCGGCTGCATTAGTATCTTCTTCAATATCATAACCTTTAAATTTATAAAACTTGTCAGCATACTGAATAACTCCATAAGCATCTGTCCAATTGTTAGAATTATCAATCTGATAATGTACAAATGCTAAAGGCTGACGTTGTACTGTATCATCATAAATAATAAAAGCATGATTAGGGCTTGAATACATTAAGTGCGGCCTTGCATCTTCGCCTTGATAAATACTGGCAATAGAACGTCCAAAGATATCACACTGCTTACTAATTTCATTAATGGTATCAAAAAAATTTTCTTGTCTATTCCAGCGGGCAATTTCATCAATTTTTGAGCTATCATTTAACAAAGCTAGTTTAGGCTCAATACCACAAAAGTATCCATTGTACACATCAACGACATATTTTGCTGAATTAACGACAATCCGATTATCTGCTCCAGTTTCCTTTTCTGGTGCGGTTAATATCTTATGTTTACCTAGATATAACTTCATATTCTCTCTATATCTAGGTTTCAAAACTGTTTCGTTATATGCAATAAAACCTAATAATTCATTACTAGTTAATTTTTCTCCCTTAGGAAAAATAAAGCTACTGTTTCCAGTAACTTTATCTCTTCCATAATTAATATCTTTCAAAATCTCACTCCCTACATGAATGATTTAAGTAGCGTCGCTTTCGTACTTCCATGACCATTCTCTTCCTCTACCGCATAACGAATAGCATCAATACAGTGGTTATATGCATCGATCGGCCTATTTGTGTATTCATCGGTCTTCTTATCTTTCACGTATGTGTAATTCTGCAATTCTTCAATTGTCTTAACGCAACGATCATCAACCACCCATTTAAATTGCTGTAGAAATTGAATTCCTTGAATTATTGAATCAGGACCTTTTAATGCTGGTCTAATTCGATAAATACCGTCTCTTTTCATTTCAGCAATTGATTTCTTTTCAGCACTATCAGCTGTTATTACTTCTTTTGAATAGCCCATATCCTTAATTACTTGTGCTAGCTGATTATTAAGCAAGCCTTTTTTAACAAATTCATCCATCACATAAAGTGTTTTATTCCTCATATCTAGCTTGATATGCATAAAAGCACTTGGATCATTGATAAATCCATAATCAAGACCAAAATAATCATTTAACGCTAATAATTTAGGATCACGAGGATTAAGTCGCTTAGTTTCAAAGTAAGGAAAAACAAGTTTATCTAATGTTGCAAACTCACCTAATGTATAAATCTTGTAATAAGCTGGATTAGTATTTTTCAGTTCTTCAATCGTTCTAATATTGTCTTCATCTAAAAATCTATTATCTTTGTAAGTTGATTGATGGATAGCTACTCTTGACCGATCATAATCTGCACTAGGATCAAACCAAGTCTGATAAGTCCAATTGAGTTTTGATACTGGGTTAAACATACAAAAAATTTGTCGCTGTTTATGCTTAGGTTCACGCAAACGCAAAGTAAGTTGAGTGTAGTCATTATGATTAAATTCACTTGCTTCTTCCATAACCACATCAGACAGCCCCTTAATGGATTTAATCTTTTCTGGATCATCCATACCTTGAAATAAAAAAATCGCCCCATTTGGAAGGACGATTGTTTTATCAGATCTATTTACATGACAGTATTGAAGGATATTCCATCCACTTAAACACTCAGTTACGTCAGTAAAAATTGAATTTTTAACTGTTCTATCAACCTTACGTAGCCAAAGCACTTTTCTTGGAACATTCCAATGCTGCAATGATTTCAATACAACTTTTTGTACTACTCCATGACTTTTACCACTTGATGCACCGCCATACCACACTTCTGTTAAGTGCGAATAATCAAAAAGGTTGTTAAAGATCTGTTTATTAAATACTTTTGAGGGATGCGGAAAATTAAGTTGAATATTAACCATCATAATCACCAGGATCTATGTTTACTGTAATATCGGTTTGAGTTTCAACTTTATCGGTAAAAATCTTATAGTATTTACCAAGTAATTCTAAAGCCTTTAATTGGTCCTGATCTTCTGGAGTAACAGTCGTGACATTATCATATTCAACTTTAGGCTTTTTCCCTTTATAAGAAATACGCTTAAAAACCTTTTCTCTAGGTTTTCCAATTGCTAACTGGCTCAAATTATCCAGAACTCCATTAATATCAAGAATATCGTTAACTTTAGTTTGATGCATTGTTTCGCTAAGATATTCAGATACGTTATCATTTGCTATCAATCTTGATCCATTAGCTCTCGCTTGATTATCACTTTTTACTTTATAAACAGCCTTATACGCTCTAGAAGCATTGAAATCTTTTAAATATTCCTGACAAAACTTCTTCTGTTTTGGAGTTAGTTCTTTCAAATTATCACCACCTTAATTTTTGCAAAATAAAAAGCCAGCTTATGCTGACTTAAAAATCATAAATTTTCCAGACAAAACTTATATTGTTTATCGTAATCTTCAAATTCATCAATTATATTAATACTAGATAATATCTCTCCATCTTTAGCTACTAAATTAATTAAAATATTTTGACCACCAATCCCAACCCTTTCTTTAGTTTTTTTGTCGTCAATATTTTTTTCGATTTTCATTAGTTCTTTGAATATATGAATTTTATTATTTGAATCGCAATTAAGCAAATAATCTATCGCTTCTTCACACTGAGGCTTTAATATCCAATTAGGATTTGAATAACTTGCGATCTCCTGAATATCAAATTTATTAGTGCTCCTAAGAGCATAAGCATGTGTATTCATATCTTCATCAAAGCCGAAGATATAAATTGTTGTGTCTGTATTTACTTTTTCGATATTATTTTTTAAAACATCTCGAATTATTAGACTAAATGTTTTAACTTCTTTCGATAAAATTGATCTAGATCTATCAAAAGCTAGTCTAATAATTGAAAAATCTCCAGTTCCACACAATATGCTTTGAGTAAAAGGATAATATTCAAATTTTTGAGTAAAGTAAGATGGAATAGTTTTTCCATTGTTGTTTTTTCTCGATGCTAAAGTATCCATAGATAAAATAATACTATTAGGACTAATTTCAGCATTTAAAGCAGTCATAAAATCACCTCAATAACAATTATAAAAAAATCAATTTCGAAATAATAGGATTCATTCTTTGAGATGAATATAAATTTAAGCTAACTAAGTCCAACAATGGTAAATATTTTAGAACCACTGCTAAAAGTTTAATAATATTTCCATTAAAAAAGAACTGGCCTTTCGACTAACTCTTATATAATTATTTATTCAATTTAAACTTTTCTGGATTATTTTTCATAATATCCAAAGCCGGCGGTTGAAGTATATACAAAATCGGAACATCATTTATATCTTCTATTTCTCCAAATTTAGTATATGATACATTCTTAGTTTTAACTATTACTTTAGATTGATATAATTCAAGAACATTAGGATCATTTTCATGTAAATAGCCTTTATATTGAGGAGGATTATTAAATAATTTCCTAACAATATTTAGTTTTTCTTCTGTGAGACCTAAAACATATTTTTTATATTCTTGCTGTTCTTTTTTCGTTTTATATCTTTTCCAAATTACGTCGCCAATATCAAGGCCAATCGAAATCCAAAAAATCAATGCTACAAAATATATAAAAAGAAAACACATAGTTAATACTTTACCCACTGGCAATGTTTCAATATAAGATCTTGACAACAAAACTATCGTACAAGTAATAGCTATTAGTAATCTTGTTTTCATGTTTGACTTAAGAGCCTCCCATGCTGTCTTTACTAATTCTTCCAATTAATTACCTCCATTCGTTTCAAAAATAATTATAAAAAAGCCAAGTCTAATTAAAAGACTTGACTTTCTTGAAACGAACGGAATTTTAGTCCTAAGAAGGACTATGGGAAATACTGGAATCGAACCAAGCTTAATGTCTCACCATTTAGAGATATTTCCCACTTGCTCTTTAACAAAATAATTTTGAAGGGACATTCTTAAAGAATGTGTGTATGCGCAGCTAACACAGAGCAATAGCCTCAAGTGTTAAATACATAATATAGAGAGGAATTCTATTAATTCCCATAGCTCGTACAAGAATCGAACTTGTGTTACTGGTATGAAAAACCAGTGTCTTAAACCACTTGACCAACGAGCCAGACTAGGAAAGCCGCATCTCTTATGCTGCGCTTTTACGATTGTTGCAGTGTGTGCTTTACAGTTTAATGTAGGGGTTACATTAGTCACATGTTCAGTTCACCCACCTACCGCGAAAACAATCAACCTAATAACTGTAAAATTAAATGACTTATTTCGTGAATTTATCATTTAAATTACTTTACCAATTGTATGACAAGGTAAAGTTTTTGTTTTACGTCCGTTTTCCGCCGGACAATGAGCAGCGTGGGGATCGAACCCACTGTATATTGTGAAAGAAGATTCCTTCTTTCTAATTCCAAATTGTGTCATACTGCCCACGACTATCGCGCAGTCCACTGAACGATAGCCAACTCTTAACTACAATACGCTCGCCGGGGCGTCGCATATCAGTCCTAGATCATAGCGTGACCTAGGTAAGTAGCAAATAGGAATCGAGCCTAAATGCTACTGCACATCAATCATGAGACTATTTAACAGAAATTATAAATTTAACCAAGATGATAAATTAATGATTGATGTGCTAGGAGATCTTTTCAGATCTAAAATTGTAAAAAATATGAAGGATTGGATCTTTTAACTTGAAAAACTCATATTACCGTGTCGGACTTTCTTACTTTCCGACAATATCTATTTAAGCATAGATAGTTGTCAGTAAATTACCACCATATTCCCACAAAAATACCCTATTTATATTTATGTAAATCAATAATAGGCTGGCAATTGTTCACTCTTTGCCAATAGTCAAAGCCATCAGCAAATTCAAACATTGCTTTCCTTCGTAAATAACTGAACTTGTTGTTTTCGCTATAAACTAAAGGTTTAACTTCATTCCATGGCCATTTACGTATAAATAGCCCTATCAAAATAATTTGAGAATTATGCGAGCAATGATGTATTGCATCACTAGTCGCTTTTACCATTGCCTCAGCATTCAATCCTCTAATAATCGCTTTTTCACTATTATTACTTCCATTACTATGAGCAGGAGCCGAACTTAATGTAGGAGACTTAAGATCTAATAATTCATGGCCACTCATCAATAGCAATCGTTCCAAATCTTTGTTAAAGAATTTTGCTACTTCTTTTAGCGTCTCTTTTTCATCCAATTCTGGAAATAAACTCACTGTATCAGCTCCTAGTTCTATTTTCTATCCTTCTAAGCCATAATCTCTATATGGTTCATCATGCGCTAAGTGATAGCGCCTGTATTCATTACTCATCTATGACATCCTTAAATTCATAATTCATTTCGTCTCTATCGTATTTTTCATAAATCATTAAAGCTGAAAACGCCAGTCCTGAATCCCCCATATCCCAGGGAGTAACTTGATATTTAATTTTTTCTATTGTCAATGGACCTTCTTTTTCAAGAAAATCATTGATGGCATCTTCTAAATATTTAGATGCACTTTCTTCAAATAACTTAACTTTCATCTTTACCACCTTGTCTTTCTTAAATCGTATCCTGTTCTAGCCACTTTTGTAGTCCAGAAGCATAATCCCTTATCCAGTCACTAATAACTTTTCCGTCAGGCAAGTTTTCCCAATAATCCGGATCAAACTCTACAGCTATTTTGGTTTCTAAATCAGAACTCATGTGATAGCCCGTTCTATCATCCCAGCTTTCCAAAATAGAGTTCTTTAATTCTTGACGTTCTGATTTTGATAAATAGCAATCATCATTTTCATCGGATAATAGTAAATAATCATTAAGCTGTTCATCTAAAAGACTGTAATCATAACTCCATAATTCTTCTGCTGCTTTTACTTTAGAAACAAAGTAGCCTAAATCTTTACTGTATTCCGCAATATCTCGCAAAGTGTTTTGACTTGAATACCAGCAGAACACTGCAAATCCAAAATCACCACTAATGCTTAACGTTGAACTTGACCGATCGAAAAGGTAATTTATTCGATTTTTCCATTCATATTCAGGATCTTTACAAGCAAGATATTCTATTTTGTTATCAAAGCATTTGTATTCAAATACGTGGTTATTAAAGCTCATCTTAAAACTCCAACTTAACTCTCTTCCGTTTATTATCTGCTACCCATCTAGCAGTTACTTCTAACATTAATTTTTGAAAATCCTCATTTTGCCATGCTGACTTACCTAATAGTTGACTCCGTGCATATTCTTCATTCAAGGTGTCTGCAAGCTTCTTGCTGGTTAATTTGCTATAGGCATCCCTTCGACTTTCTTTTTTCTCCTCCGCATAAAAATCATTAAAGGGATTGGCCAATGCTAGGTGCTTTCTTTTTGCTTGATAGCCGGCTGAAAATACCCCCCCGATTAAGTTAAGAGCATCTAGGTCTTCTAACGGTTTATGCTCATCAAGTTTCTTTACAATTGTTTTATCAACATAGGCGGTCTTTAGATCACCTAGTACATCAGATGCTACTTTCATTTAATTTCTCTCCTTATATTTTCTGGCTATGAAGTTAATCCTTGCAGTTTCTAGCTGCATCTCTAAGCGTGACATAGCATATAGAACTCCTAAATTCAAAAGCGCAGTTATTGTACCTTTAGCTATTGCACGTTGCGCACCTTTTCTATATTGCTTTTGCAATTGGTTAATAGTCATTTTTGCTTGTTTTTTCTTCAACTTATCTCTTTTTCTCATTTTTAAATCCTTACACAAATCTCAAAAAGATCAAAACTATATCAATGATTGTTAAGCAAGTTATTGGAACATAAGACTTTTGATCGTCTCTAATTACATCTATAAAAAATAAATTAATTAAAATAAAAACGCACCACCATTCGGCAGATAATTGTCCGCTCATTGTTTTTCTCCAAACTCTTTAAAGATTTTGTTTCTTTCTTCTACAGTAATTTGCGGTGTAGAAGATTGTTTAGGACGATATGTACTCCAATCAGTTGCCTTACGAACATATTTATTTTGTTGATTAAAACGAGGCTTAATAGGTGTCATATCTAAATCATCATCGAATCGACCATTAAACCATGTAGATCCATTAAGGGTATATTCTAGTGGGGTTTGTTTAAGCTTCAGAAAACGAATGTATTTTTCTAGTTTTTCTTTCATAACCTCAAAAGTATTGTCCTTACTCTGCTTTCGCCAAGCTTTATAGTGCCTTAATGCAGCTTTCTTTCCTTGTTTTTTAGGATAGAGTGCCCATAACTGTTCGAATTCTGAGTCATAAATTTGGGTCGGAGATTCGGAAGAATCGACTATATTATTTATACTATCCTTACCTAACCTATCCTTACCTAACCTATGCGGTCCATTTGACGTCCATTGGTTGTCCACTGGACGTCCATTATTTTCAATTGCTTTAACACCAGTCTTCTTTCCCGTATCTGCTCTTGCTTTAGCTTGCTGAATTTCAATGTCTGGTAGCATTTTGACAAGTAAGTCTCGATAGATAGAGTCAACTTTTCTATCGGACCGAATGCGGTTATTTTCTTTCCAATCATTTATATAAGTAACCAGATCAGCATTTAAAACTGTTATAAGGCCTTTAGCTGCCAGAATTTTTAAATCATCTTCAGTAGAGCCGGTTTGTCGCATCACGTTATAGCCTTCAACCACTCCATCATCGTCGGCATGTATGCCTAAATGAAAATATAAGGCCTGAGTTGACGGAGGCATTTTAAGAAAACGGGCGCTCTCTACTATTCTTTGTGAGAACATTCTACGTTGTGCCAATCATTTCACCACCTAAAACAATTTATCTACTTCAGGATCTTTAGATTCTACTTTCTTATCTTCAAATGGATCCTTTTTAACAGTTTGCCGAATTTTATCAATTGCAGCTTGTTTCTCCTTAGTTTCTTGTTTTACTGAATGATTTTGCTTAAACATTTCGGCAATTTGATGTACAGCCTGTGCATCTTGCGGTGTATGTGGTTCCTTCAGCCAGTCTTGTGCATCTTTAATGCCATCTTTCGCTTCTTGATAAAGATCGTATAAGTTAGCTTGTATGCCATTGTAATAGACTTTATAGTCCTCAAGTTCTTGTTTAGTTAAGATTTTAGGTTCGTAAATAGTCTTTTGATCTTGTGCATCATCGTCATTATCTGCAGCGATCCCAAAGGCTCCACTAAGTGAATATCTTTTTGCATAACTGATAAGACTGGCGGTTGCTTGTGCGTCCCAAGCTTTATTATTTTGAAATACCACCTTATTCGTTTTGAGCGTAAAGCCAGAAGAATCTACTAAAATTGTTTGTACTTCTACAGTATTATTTTCAGTTCTAATATCGAAAAAATAGCTAAATACGACATTGCCATCTTTATCTGTAACTTTTTTGATACCATCCATTACTGCGGCATCAATGTCATTTAAATCAGCATAATTATAGTCATAGCTATAGGGTGTACCTTGCTTGGTTTTTCCAGAAACAGTAACTTTATGCGTTTTTTCAGGCTGTTTAATATTAGCCTTCACTTGTGCATAATGCATTGCCCACTTAGCTCTGTCTTCTTCTTTTCCATAGATTTCCATCTTAGTTCACCCTCTCATAGCTAATACCCCAGTCTCGAATGAAATTAGATAGGGCTGTTAGCTGATCGGTAGTACCAGTAAGTTTAAGTGTGACGCTATGTACCTTATCAACTACTTCGCCTGTTTTGGCATCGACATACTTATCGCCATGTTGTTCAAGCGATTCTATAGCTTTCTTACGATTTTCTTCTTGCTGTTTAGCCTGCTTAATTAAATATTCATGGTCATTATCCATTTGAGTTAGTACGTCAGGTAGCGACTTATAATCAAGCATTTGAAGATATGGACTAGCAGTCATAGCAGGTTTAGTGTACTCACTAGCCTTAGTAGCAATAACTTGCTCAGCTTCTTTTCTAGCCTTTAGTCTTTCAGCAATTGCTTTAAATTGTTGTCTAGCTTCCTCCTCAATTTTTCCCCAGCTAGCTGTCTTGTTGTCCCACTTTTCTTGGTAATCAAGCTCCTGTAAAGGTATATTGTATTCAACTGCAATCTTACCCAGTTGCAATAAATTCTGTTGATGTTTGTCTTTTTTAGCTTTATCATCAAAAGACTTAATTCCTTCACTGATGTGATCAACTGCTACCTTAATTTTCAAATCAAGTGATTTAATTTGAGCAGTAAACTCATCAATAGGTTGACTAGCTTGTTGTGTAATTGATTTTCTTCGCTCATTTAAGGCTTTTCGAATGCGATTTAATTCTGCCCTAGTCTTTTTATCATAAGGATACGATTTAGAAGTTACTACATAGCTTTCCCATCCTTTAGCTAAATCATCTACTTTAGCATTTAGTGACTCGTACCCAGGAAAGTCTATTTCAGCCTTTTTAAAACTAATTGGGAAATTTTCATTTTCAAACGTAATCATGTCTTTTTTAGCTTCGTTAATCTTATTCATGTTATAATTCCTTTGGTTTTGTATTTTTTGTAGTCGTTAAACTGTTGGCGCAGTTAACGGCTTTTTTGTTGTCATTAAATCTGTCTCAAATTGTTTTTGATATTCATCCGGTATAAGCGGTTGTCTTGTTTCTCTAGTGAAGAAAGCATTACTGTTACTGATTAATTTTGTTTCTAATGTCATTTATCTCATCTCCCTAAATATTTGGAAAAATCGCTGTATACATCGTAAAAATAAGTGCTACTAATGCTGTACACATGGTACCTAGCGTAAGTATTTCTGTTTCACGTACTGTGAAATCAGTACCCATGAATTCGTTGATCTTGTGGTTAATCCATTTACTCATAGTTTGTGATCCTCCATAAACTTTTGTAAGACATCCTTGTCATATAAGATTTGGCCATCAATACTAATTGGCTTAAAATCAAACTTTTTCAGCCAAATTCTAAATGTAGATGGGCTAACTCCTAAGAAGTTTGCTGATGCTGTCACGTTAAAATACTTCTGTTGAATAGCTCTTTCAATAACTCGTTCTGGGATTGCGATTTGCATGAAATCATCTCCTTTTTAATGAATCAAAATACTTTCCTTACTAGCTCTATCTACTCCTTTTACAGCAAGATAAGTTTCTTGCTGAAGATGGATAAAACTTAGAATATCTTGAATTTCTTCTGGTTTACCTTCTAGTGTCACCTTCATTTTTATCTCCTCTCAATTCATCAAGACTAACGCCTAACGCATCAGCAATTTTGCACATAGTTTTGAATGTAGGCTCAGTCTTTAAATATCTATAATTTCTAATTGTTTGGTAATTTATTTTCGATTCATTTGATAATTTACGTAAACTCCAATGCTTATTTTTTAAAATACGATCAACTGTTTGCCACGACATATAGTGTTATCACTTTCCTATCTACTTTATATTGTGTTATATTTGATACATGATATTTTTTAGAAAGAAGAGACATAGTGGCAACTCAATATAAACAATCTATCTGCTTAAATGGTCATCAGATTACTGATGAATTTAGTCCCAACGAAACCGTAACTGGCTATTGCGAACAATGTGGCGCTAAGCTTATTGATAGCTGTCCCCATTGCAAATATCCTATTGAAGGATTTTATTATCCAGACGGAGTAGTATATTTACGAAGTCCAAATGATAAACTTCCAGTACCTAAATACTGTAAAAAATGTGGCACACCATATCCTTGGACTAAAGATTCTTTAGATGCATTGAATGAAGTAATACAATTGTCTAACCTATCTATTCAAGACAAAGAATCTTTACAGGCTTCAACTCCTGATCTTTTAGTTGACACACCTAGAACAAAAGTAGCTGTTTTAAAATGGAAAACAATAGGTAAATCCATATTGAACTTAGCTCACGACATTATTGTTGAAGTAGCTAGTGAATCAATCACTAAAGCAATTTATGGAAACTAATCTATTTCCACACTGTTCACAGTAATTACCATCGTGAACGACATGATGACAATTGCTGCATACAGCTAAATTCATCAACTTAAAGTATCTACTAGCAGCTTTTATAAAAATAAGCTGCTTTTCTTTTTGCTCTTTTTCCATTGCTTTTACCTACACTTCTACTTTTCTAAGCTTATTAACAGAATACTGTTGCCCCTTACCTGTTACCTTAGGTGTCTTGCTAATTGATGTTGAACCGTTTGAATGGTTAATCGTTGTTTCTTTGATCTTGAACAAACCAAGATCCATTGATTTCTGCGTTGGCATGTTCCAATCACTACCCTTACGATTGATCAGATATCCATGTTCTCGCATCCAAGCAAACAAACGATTAGCTCCAATATCTATTCCATTACCTCTTAAAATTTTGGCCAACTCGCCAATCAAAATTGTAGTGTGGCTAGTTGCTACTGAATCTGCAAACAATGCCTTAGGTTTCATTTCAGCAATTTCAATATCTTTTTGTTTAAGCTGATCCGCTGCTTGTTGAAGTAAGTCAGCTAACCCGGTCTTGTTACGGACTACATCGAATGCTTTTTCGTCAGTCATATATGCACCGTGTTTGCGAATTGCTGGAAGAACTTCTGAAGTAACCCATCGTTTGAACTTTTTAGCATTGGGAAGCTTACTTGATAAGATCAAACTGTACAATCCTGATTCGTTAATTAATATTTGATCTCTCATCTGACCTGCGGTACTGATTTGGTACCTCAGCTTATCTTCCTCGTCAACGTGAGTATTTATATCTCTACTACCATTCTTATATCCAAGAATAGTTGCTACATCTTTACCAACAAAATATGGTTCTTCATCAACTGTCAAAGTTCTAACTTGTTGATTTTCAAAATTAAATAATTGCAGTTTATTTTCCATTCAGTTTCTCCTCTCTTATTGTTCAAATTAATTTTGAACTTTTTCATCAAAAAAATATTCTGCAACTTTAGACCTATCCAAATCGAGTAAATCCATTGCATGTGCAATTTCATTTGTTTTCCAACTAACTCGGTTATTTAGCTTATTAGAAAGACTATGTTCAGATAAACCTAGTGCTTTTGCAAAATTATATTGAGTTCCATATTTTTCAATAATGCGCCCATTCAATTTTCTAAAATCAAATGCCATACCTATCTCCTTTCTCTTTTGTTCAAATTAATTTTGAACTTTACACAAACTATAATACACTCTTAAAAAACTCTGTCAACATTTTTCTTCAATTTTTTTGAACTAAAAATTGAACTAAGTTCAAGAACATCATATAATTAAAATATAAAATTATAAAAATATAAAGGATGTGAGATTAAGTGGAAAAGAATCAAAATGCAGATAAAGCAGAATTATACTCTGGAAATCGAGCTGCAGTTGGCGACCGTTTAAAAGAATACATGAAAGAACATAACCTAAAACAGGTAGATATTATTGAAAAAACTAAGCCTTTCTCAACTTCTAAGCTTAAGATTACAAAAACTGATTTAAGTCAATATGTAAATAACAAAACTGATCCTCGCTCCGATAAGTTACATTTACTTGCAAAATCATTGGATGTTGATGAAGCATGGTTACTTGGCTTTGATAAACACGCCCATAAAACTTCTCATCATAATTCCACTTCAAGGGATGAAAATGAAAGTCAACAAGCTGACTTAGACGATGGCGACACCATATTTACTTTTCAGGGGCGCCCTATTCCGCCAGAGGATTTAAAAATTATAAGAAGGTTGCTTAAAAACGATGATGAATAATTTAACAGTTACTTATTTATTTAATTACGCAATGGCTCATGATATTCAATTTGAAGCTACTCACTTACTTCATCCTGGCACCCCTTCTTGTTGCAATACTACTAACCGAAAAATGGTCATTAATCTTAATAATGACGAAGAAGGTTTACCGTTAGAAATAGCTCATGAAATTGGTCATATTTTTAATGGAGACAAAGGTAAATTTTATTATTGTGGTGATAGTCGTTCATCCCCTGTAGAAGTAAATGCACATAAAACAGGTATTAAAATTCTTGCCAATTATTATTTTGAGGATATTCCTAAAGAAGAATGGAATGTAGATAATTTTATGTATTATTACTGTATTCCACCCTCTTATAAAGATTGGACTATTCAATATTTAAAATCGCTATAAGCAATAATTGTCCGCAATGACGTTAAACTAAAAATATATAAGTATGGAGGATAAAATGAAAAAGAAACTTGTTATTGCAGTTACTAGTTTGGCTCTTTTAGGGATGGTGACTAGCGCTTGTTCGTCCAACAATAATTCAAGTAATAGTAGTAAATCATCTTCATCAAAAGTAAATAAGCCTAAGAAAGTAGTTCCATCTGATAAAGCAAAAGATAGAACTTGGACTTATAAAAATAAAGTTTTCGATGCTGGAATTGAAACTTACAAATTTACTAAATCTGAAATAAGAGATTCTGCTACAGAAGGTAAAAAATTATTAGTTCTTTATTGTGATGTAACTAATAATTCAAAGAAGGAACAAGATCCATCTAACGTATACATGGTAGTCCATGCTTATCAAAAAAATGACACTTCTAATATTCAATTAGATCCTGGCTCAGCCGCATTAGATGATAATGGCAATGATCCATTACAAACTTATTCTGATAATTTAAATAATAAATTGTTACCTGGTAAAACAACTAAGGCTTGTATTGCATATGAATTAAAAAATGACAATCCAGTAACTGTTAAATTCGAAAATTCAGATTTTGATACTATTGGTCAAGGAATCTATCAAATTAAATAAAAGCTGGTGATTGTTAATGCGATCATTCATTAGAAAACCATCATTAAAAAAATCTTTTTCTGCACGAACTAAAGGCAGAGCCACTCGTTCAATGAAAAGAATGATTAACCCAACCTATGGTAAAAAAGGTACGGGAATGCTGACGAACCCTAAAAAGAGTATGTACAACAAAGTTTATTCACATACTTCAATTAGTGCCATGCCTAAAGGCAGCAAAAAGAAAATATCCCGTAGCCACTCAGATGATGGTTGTTGGGGATGTGGATGCTTAATTATTTTTATGATTATTGTATTTATCGTATGTTTGTTAGTTTAGGAGAAAAAATGGGATTTTTATCAAAAAGCAGAAAAGCTAGTGGGAAAAATTTATATGATAGCGATGTTAAACCACGTTTAGTAGAAAAAGATGGTAATACTCACATTATTATGATTAATAGCTTTAGTAAGTTTCTAGATCAGAACTTTGGCGTAGAAACAAAATATACAGAACAAATTGGATCTGTAGTTGATTCGCTCCAAAACGATGGCTATGAAATTGTAGATATTAAATTTGATTCATTAAAGGGTCAAGGTATCACCGGAACAGCTGAAGGATTTCACACTTTAATTATGTATAAATAGATGCACAAATATAAGGTAAAACCAATGACTATACAAAATAAATACAATGTTTCTGTAATATCATTTAAATTAACAGATTCTTCTGGAAAACAAATTTACACTCTTCCTTTTAACACAAATAAAAAGGAGTACAACAAGGTTGATTCTGAATGTGTAGTATATCTTCCGAATAACTTTATAGAAAATTTTCCAAATGCAGAAAAAGTCTTCTTCCATTTATCTACTTATGAAAAAATCAGTTTTGATTCCGGTTTACTTTATCAAGAGACGGCTATTTCTGTTAAAGAGCTGCCAGCTAATGGATTACTTAAATTGAACTTTAATATGAATTTCCCTAGTGAATTTAAGCCTTATAAATTGGTTGGATACAGGTTTTCTGTTTCCGACAAAGATGCTATGCATCAAGTGACCGATGAAGATGAAAATGAGGGTGTTTTCTTCGATACAGTTATTCCTTCAGAGGTAATTGACAATGGCTAAAATAACCACATTACCCACTGCAAAAGCATTTTATCCTAAAGACTTGAAGAAACCCTCAAGACTATCTGATAATAATGGTGGAGGTGAACCACCTATGGATAATAAATATGTAACTCATCAGGAATTAGAATTAAGCAACGAAAAACTCCTGCATCATATGGATAATAAATTCGCTGAGATGCAACAGCAGATGAATCAACAATTTAATGAAGTGGATAAACATTTCAACGATCTTGAGTTAAAAGTCAATGATATTAAAAATACAGCAAATAATAACAAAGAAAAAATAAACTGGTTATTATATACCGCTATTGGTGGAATTATTATTTCAGTAATCACTACAATCATTTCTAATCTTTTAACAAAATAA